TTGCTGTCAAAGTGGAATCCATTGTTTGCATGGCTTCCGGTAGAGTCTATCATACATGATCATCAGCAGGAATATTACGACGCCATAAATGCATCAAACAACAACGCCGAATCAACAGTGTTTATTGAATTCATGCTTCGGACGATCAAGTCATCAATCATTGAAACGTTGAATATGAGCGACGAAATGATCGATGAAGCTATAAGTATTGGGGAGAAAAGATGGATACTCGTCCAAGCGTATCTTCACAAAAACGGAAGCATACGGAATGCCGATGTCTGCCGTCTGCTCGGAGTGTCTACTGCTACTGCGAATCGCCTTTTGCGTGAATGGACAGGTGCTGACAAGCTCAAGCGTTTCAGGGACGGGCGTACTTGGGCGTATAGGTCTGATGGTTGCGAGGACGAATAATGCGCATACGTGCCAGCGTATTTCATAAGGTACAAATTGCCTTTTCCGAATCTATTACGCACGGAAGAATCGCTGCATTGAATTAGTTTAGCTAATAACTTTATACCGCATACGCACATACGAATCCTGCAAGGGTGTACATTCAATCAGCTTTAATGCGCTTAGTCCTGCAAGCTCTTTTTCCGAGGTCAAAGAGGTGCCGTCAATCAGCGTAGAGGTGTCTTTTCCGCCGATAAGAACGGGAGCGACGACAATATCGACAAAATCTATCAGCTTTTCGCGCAATAATAAACCGTTAACCGTTCCGCCTGACTGGACGGTCAACCGCTCGCACCCAAAGTCGGATCTCAATCGCGTCAGCGCTTCGCGAAGCGATACTTGCTCTTGATAGATGATATGCAGGTTGCTCTCCTTCAACGAAAATGCGGGATGATCCCTATTGTATGTAATCAGTACGCATTCTTTAGACAGCGCGCAGAAATAACGGACGCCTTGCTCGGTGAGATGAGTATTGTCCAAAAGGACAAAGGACACGGGCGTTTTGGCAGGCATCTCCTTTTGATTTACGCCGAGCTTTGCCTGCACCCGACCTGTATTGAATGACCAAAGATCTGTCGTCTGCTCGATCTCATAGTACTGATGCAGACCCTCTTTTACCCCGCAGATTTTCGGAAAGTCCTTATCTACATCCATATCATCAGTCGAGCCCGTACTTATTTTCCCATCCACCGACATAAGCATAAATAAGGTGGTTATCGGTCGGTTCTTAAACCCGGCTGTAACATATTCATACTTTTTCATTTTATCAGTTCCTTTATTCCTTTGTATGCATCAGTCAATACCGTGAATATGGATTATGACATATCGTCAATAATACCTTTTATGATTATATCAGATGTTTGTGACTTTATCAACGTTTTCTTGTCTGTTTTTTGACGCTTTTCAAAACCGTATTTCATAGAATAGCTATTTCATTCGCCGTAAGGCAAATAGAACTGAAAAAAACAGCCTTTCGGCTGTTTTTTAAGGCTCGTAGCGCCGAATAAGATATCAATCATCCCGTTCGGGGTCATAAATACATTGAGTTAAGCATTTTCCGCAATTTGTACAGTTGTCATCTACTACAGGAGTAGGGATTCTGTATTTGTTTTCTTTAAATGTGATGTGCTCACAGTCACACTCACAACATCCAACGCACATTCCGAGATTAACGATTTTCATCACATTGTTCATTTCATATTCTCCTTAATTTGACAAGGTTTATTATTGAAACTGCAAAATCCATAGATTGAACAGAAAGTTTATCGTTACGCATAACAGCACCTACTTTCAAAATCAGTATAGCATAATTTTTAAGACTTTTTAATGAAAAATGAAGCATTGGCTTCGCCAATATGAAGCACAAGGCTTACGCCTTGCGTGAAGCAAAGCGCATTTTGTATCTTAATGTGCCATAGGCACGCTTCATAGCCGTAGGCGACTTCATTCTTCATTAGCGCCGTCAGGCGCGCTTCATTGCAACCAAAGAGAAAAAGCAGCTGCATATGCAACTGCTTTTTCTCTTTGGTTGCGGGGGAAGGACTTGAACCAACGACCTCCGGGTTATGAGCCCGACGAGCTACCAACTGCTCTACCCCGCGATATAAAATTTTGATATAATCAGATATAAGATTATATGATGAACATTCCGGAATTATGCGTAAGCCCTTTGACTTTATGCTTACGGTGCAAGCCTTTTGACTTACCGCTATAAGCCTTACAGGCGACAGCCTTATGATCCGAAAGAAAAGGCTGGTGCCGGAAACCGGGCTTGAACCGGTACGAGATTTGAGTCTCACGGGATTTTAAGTCCCGGGCGTCTGCCAATTCCGCCATTCCGGCGTCCTTCTTGGAGTAGTATATCACATGGAGTGCTGTTTGTCAATACCCTTTTTTCAATTTTTCAAATTATTTAGTTTGAGGCGCAAATGCGCCGTATATGTTGCAATATGCAGCCTATACAGCGCATTTAAAACGATTGTAACAGTTTGTTGATCCGGCAACCTGCTAATTCGCCTTTAACCAGTCATAAGCAAAAGATATCAAAAATGTGAAGCTACTTAGCAAGAAATTCTTGGGATTGCTTCATCATATTTCATCTCTTCTACATAAAGCTAACAGTATCGGGAAGTAAATATCACAAGCAATGCTTTCCTTTTTTCTCCAAGAAGGGGCAAGCGAGGAGTAGTTTTTGAAATGACGCATTTGTTCTTCTCCGATCTTATTAACGAGATTTTCATCAGCAATCATCTCTGCAAGCGATTCTTCGAAATACGGATTACCGTCATCAAAGATTGGGTAGCTAATCGACGCTGTACTGAGTCCTTTCATAAACCAAGCAAAATCTATTGGACTATCATCAAAACTGTGAATACTTATTCTCTCTTTCGAGGCATTCCAGTTGTAATTAAAAGGACCGACAAAATGACCGCAGTTAATATAAATAAAACCGTCGTTATAATCTTTCATGATTTCCTTACAGTGCCAATATGACTTTCTAATCATTTCAAGATTTTCAGGACTTCTCCAAGAAAGTGTTTTTTCCAAAATGCATATATGGTTTGCCGCAGGGAATGTTGCTCCTTTGATATAATAGCGACAAGGCTGTCCATGAAAAATTGCTTTCTTTGAAAAATCATCAGGAGATGAATATTGCAATGCTCCACGGAAGGCGTTCAGCGCATTAGCAATTTGCTCTTGTATCTGAGGTAAACTCTCATCAGCGCCCAATTCCACAAGTTGTTCTGCCCAAATTGCGCGGAAGCCGCCTCGTCCGTGTTCATCCATGGCATTGCCGGATTTGTAAAAATGATCTTGTTCATACTCTTGCCAATTTGCAAGGGCATACTTTGCTTTTACCATATGTGAGTCAGTAATCTCTACGCCGTTTCTTTTTAAGAGATTAACTGTTGAGTCAAAACCGTCAAAGTATACGCCGTGGAGAACAGACCCGAAAAAGCCGTTTTCACGTTGACAAGCAAATGCTTTTTTTACTTTTGGTAAGGTTAAAATCTTTGCCTGCAATCCCTTCATTTCAGAAGAGTCGATTGTTTCTTTCAATATCTCTTTTTTGATACGGTATAGAATGTTTGGAGAAGCATTTTCAAGAAGAAAATCTACTTGCTTTTGAAAATGTCTGTAGTCCATAATTTTACCTCTCTTTTTGCGCAAGAAATACTGTTGCGGACTCTGTATCATAGTGATTTAAAATCATCAATAAAGGAGCTATTATGGTTTTAAAATGAAATATCTGCGATGACCTTTGCCATCTCCTGCGGGGTCAGGGTCTCTTTTGCGAATTTATACGTATAGTCGTACATCAGCCGCTCCATGGGTACTTCGCTGTAGGCGGCATGGGTGAAATAGCTTGCGCAATAATAGATCTTGACCGTATTCATATAACCTGTTTCAGCGCCTACCTCCAAATATTCGAGGTAGCGTTTTATTTTATCCTCGGTATACTCCCAATGAGCTTCAAGCTCAACGCACATTCCCTTTTCACGGCATATCTCGGCGTTGAAATACAGGCGCTCCCTCTCGGAGTCGGGTTGGAAGATATAGTTCGGCTGCATACATGCGAGGTCGAAGCCAAGCTCCTTCCAATCGGAAAAGCCGTCCGCAAGATAGTACGGTATCCAAAACAGCGAATAGCCGAGTGAGCGCACATAGTCGCCTGTGTACTTCACAAGCTCCCTGTCCTTTCCAGAGGTAGCCTCATTGAACCAATAGAATCCGCACAGCTCGGTATTTTCGTATCCGCCCTCTTTATAGCGTCTTATATGCTCGTCGACCATCCACCGTATTGCCTTACGGCGATCTTCTTCATCTGTGAAGTTCAAGCTGCCTGTGCCGTCTATATCACCGAAGTCGGTTATATTTGAGCGAGGTGAGAGCAGGCTGAAAAATATCTTCGCCTTATAATCCTTGATTCCGAGCTTTTTCGCGATCTCGCCCGTAACCTTGTTTACCGCGTCAAGGTTGCAATCAGCTTTGAACTGGCTGTAAAGATAGCGCTCCCAGCCCTTTTTATACTTGGATCCGTCGGGAAATTCAAACCTTGTAAAAGGCAGGAACAGATACGAATCGAAAAACGTGTCCTTAAGCTCGCCGTTTTGATAATACCCTACAAGCGGACGTATCGCGTCCTCGCGTATAAACGCCCAGTCGTCGTCATCGCTCCAGCCGCAATGATACATAAGCGCCATGTTGTGGACGTTATGGAAGCTCTCGGGCTTGGGATAGCCTATTGCGGCAGGCTTTATTTCGACCTCGGGAACGATCTCCATAGCGTCGGAAATATCCTTGGTGCCGTAGACCTCGAACTGCTCGCAGTAGATATGAAGGTCGATCTTAAAATGGACTTTTATATACCTTACGATATATCTGCCGCCGAAATAGCCTGTCATGACTACTTTATCGTTGTCAAACTTAGGGCTGTCGGGCGAGGTATCGCAAAGCTTCTGCCATCCGTTGCCGTCCACACTGCCGTATACCGTCATCTTATCGGGGAGCAATACAAGAGTGGAAAGCTCGTGGAGCATGGAAACGCTCCATGAATCGACCGCGGAGAGATGACCGAGGTCGAATATAACATCTCTTGCTGCGCCTCTTGTAAAGCGATTCCAAGCGGGATCTTGATATGTATACGTTCTTGCCGTTACTCCGTCGGTGAGCTTTCCTTCGGACGCAAGCGTATTGAAATGGGCGCATTTGAACTTTCCGTCTATAGGAACTTCGGGGATTATATCGTAGCTTACGCCCCGCAAGAGGTTTTGACGGATCTTATAATCAGGTTCGCTTTCGCTCCAGTACGAAGGCTCGGAGCTGAAAACGATCTTAGGGGCTTCATAGTATTTATCTTTCATAGTCTTATTCCCTTTCTTTTTGTGAAATTATACTGGCGAATAAAACGTTTGTCAAGTACCTCGGCGGAATTTCACCGGAATTTGAGCGGACGATTTTCAGAGTTTTTGGGCTTATAATGGTGTTGCAAGGCACAAATAACAGCAAAAAAAGGAGTGAATACAGTGCATAAGAATGACTAAACGAGCACTTAAACAGAAGATAGATTCGTACTTCAACGTCTATCTTCCCGAAAACGAAGGCGAGGTCGCCGACATAGAATCATTCGCCGTATACCTCGGCTTGACACGCGACGAGCTTGCCGAGCTTGAAAGCAAGCCGGGGTGCGGCAGAGACATTTCCCTTGCAAAGTCAAGGATAGCCGCTATAAAAAAGCAGCTTGCTTTCAAGGGAAAGATTCCTGCGGCGGTACTTTCCTTCGATTTCAAAAACAATCACGGCTACCGCGACAAAGCCGAATCTGAACGTGACAGCGGAGGTGCAATGCTTATCATTCAGGGTCAGGCGGAAAAATGGGGCGAATAACGCCGACAATCGGATGGGGTAAATCGAAATGAAACAGATCTTGAAGCTTGAGCCTAACCCAAAGCAAAGGCAGTTTTTTGAATCGGACGCCAAATATACCGCCTATGGCGGAGCAAGAGGCGGTGGCAAAAGCTGGGCAATGCGCATGAAGCTGATACTTATCGCCGCATGCAACCCCGGCGTGAACATCCTGCTTCTGCGCCGTACACTCGGTGAGCTTAGAGAAAACCACATCCTGCCGATGAGACGTATTCTCGAAGGAATAGCCGAGTACCGCGAATCAGCACGTGAGTTTATGTTCCCCAACAGGGCGCGCATACGTCTCGGCTACTGCGACGCGGAAAACGACGTTTTACAGTACCAAGGTCAGTCCTACGACGTTATAGGAATGGAGGAGGCTACGCATTTCACATACTTTCAGTTTCAGTGCCTTACTGAATGCAACCGTACCTCAGGTATGACCGACGGTAATTTCAGACCTCGGATGTACCTCACCTGCAATCCCGGCGGAGTGGGCAACGATTGGGTGAAGCGGCTGTTTGTCGACAGGATATACAAGGCTAAGGAAAACCCCGACAACTATGTCTTTATCAAAAGCCTTGTGTACGACAACAAATACCTTATGGAACATGACCCTGATTATGTAAACGCACTTGAGGCGCTTCCCGAGATCAGGAAGAAAGCCATGCTCTACGGCGATTGGAATGCGTTTGAAGGAGCGTTTTTCCCCGAATTCGACGAAAGAAAACATATTTCAGGTATATTCGACATACCTGATGACTGGATCAAGTTCCGCGCATTGGACTACGGTCTTGATATGACCGCCTGTCTCTGGATGGCACTTGCGCCAGACAGGCACATATACGTATACCGCGAACTTTACAAGAGCGGACTTATTCTTTCAGAGGCGGCAAGCGAGATACTGCGCATGACGCCGAAGGACGAGAAAATACGCTATACCGTCGCAAGCCCTGATTTATGGAATCGCAGGCAGGACAGCGGCAGAAGCGGCTTCGACATCATGTGCGAAGCAGGTCTGAGAGGATTACGCAAGGCGGACAATTCGCGAATCGCAGGCTGGCGTGTTGTGAGAGAGTACTTGAACGGCGATGAATCGGCATTACCGAAAATTACAATATTTAAATGCTGTGAAAATTTGATCCGTACTCTGCCCCAGCTTCGCTTCGACGAGCATATCCGCGAGGACGCCGCCTCAGAACCGCATGAGCTTACGCACGCACCCGAAGCACTGCGCTACGGGCTTATGTCGAGAACGCCTAAATCTGAGAAAAAGCCCGCAAGATTTACTTCAAAGCTGTGGTCATTCGAGAAGCCCCACGACGATGACTACAACCAATTCATCAACCTATAAAGGAGGAACAAGTGAAACAAAAGGAATACTTCACTGAAGAGTGGGAGCTTTACGACAAGGGCAAGGAATACAACTATTCTATCGACCTTTACAACAAGGTCGCCGTAAACGAGCGCTTCTACCGCGGTGACCAGTGGGAAGGCATAAACTCAGGCGGTCTGCCTAAGCCTACCTTCAACATCTTCAAGCGCGTAATCAACTACTACACCTCTAACCTGCTTTCAAACTCCGCCGCCATGAGGTTCAGCTACGCTTCGCCATTCGGCGTGGAAAACGAAATCAGCGAAGCAGACTCAGCCGCATACGCCGAGCTTCTAAACGGCATTTGCCGTATGCGCTGGGAAAAGCTAAAAATCGACAATCTGCTTATGGAAGCGCTGGTCGACGGCGCTATATCGGGCGACGCGATAGCCTACACCTATTGGGACAAAAGCATCAAAACGGGTCAGGCTTATTCGGGCGACTTCAGAACGATTCTTTTGGACAATACCAACGTATTTTTTGGGGATCCCAACTGCCGCGACCCTCAAAAGCAGCCGTATATTCTTATCTCCATGAGGGAAAATGTAGACGAGCTTAAGCGGGCGGCAAAAAAAGCCGGACTGCCCGAAAGAGTAATTGAGTGCATCAAGCCCGATTCCGATTACGGCTGCGAAAGCGGCGATATGTCGAAGAAGGAGCTTGAGGGTACAAAGTGTATAACCCTTATCAAGCTATGGAGAGACGAAAACGGTCACATCATGTTCAGAAAATCAGTCAAGACAGCCGTTCTGACAGACACCACCGATACCGGACTGAGCTTATATCCTATATGCGTCTTCAACTGGACGAAGGTCAAAAACTCATGGCACGGTGAGGCGGTGGCGACAGGCTTGATCGAAAACCAGATCTTCATAAACAAGGGCTATGCCATGGTAATGAAGCACATGATGGACACCGCCTTTTCAAAGGTAGTTTACGACGGAACGCTTATAGACGAATGGTCCAACAAGATCGGAGAAGCGATAAAGGTCGACGGTCCTGTCGGCGATGTGGCAAAGGTCATATCACCGGGTACGATGCAGGCAGGTATGCTCGACGTATTACAGCTTGCAATGCAGTGCACCAAGGAATGCTTAGGCGCAACCGATACCGCTCTCGGCGACGTAAAGCCCACCAATACATCGGCTATATTAGCGCTTCAGCAGGCGGCTGTGCTCCCGCTCGAGAACATCAAGAGGCAGTTTTATCAGTTTGTAGAGGATATCGGCTTGGTTTGGCTCGATTTCATCTTCGCCTACTACAGCGACGACAGACTGGTATACATTCCCGAGGACGACGGCGGCAAATTCGTTCCGTTAAACCTCGGTAAAGCCCGTGAGGCGCTGTTTGACTGCCGTATCGACGTCGGCGCGGTGAACTACTGGTCGGAAATATCCTGCCTGAGCACCCTCGACAATCTGTTGGCAGGCGGGTACATCAATACCCTTCAATACCTCGAAAGAGTACCTGACAATCTGATTCCCAATAAAAAAGCGCTTATGGAGGAGTTATCCGCTGCAGCGCAGAAAGGACAAGAGACAAATGACGCAGAAACAGATCTATGAAGCCGTATGCGATCTGGCATACGACGAGAACACATCGCCTGAGGAATACATTCTCGGACTGATAAAGAAAAAGAACGACGATATTTTACAAAGCTCGGAAAATCTTCCCGACGATGTGAAGGAAAAACTTTTAAAGGCTGAAGAAGCGCGCCGTGAAGCACGGGAAATTCAAAAGCGCGACCGCTCCGAGAAATCTATGAGAGAGGATATCAAAAAATTCAGAGAATACTTCCCCGACGTAAATCCTGAGGATATCCCCGAATCGGTATGGAACGAAGCGGCCGGCGGTATTCCGCTGTCAAATGCCTACGCTCTCTATATCAGAATCAAGGACGAAAGCGACGGCAAGGCACGCGAATTCAATCAGTACACCGACGAACGGTCGGTTCCCGTCGGCAACGACGAGTCAGAGGCTCCCTACACCAAGGAAGAGGTGGAAAGCATGGCTCCGTCGGCGGTCAAGAAAAACTATAAAAAAATACTCAATTCCATTAAAGGCTGGAAATTTTAAGGAGGTCAAACTGTGAGCAACTACAACAGCATTGAAAAAATTATTTCCGCGGAAATACTCCGCACCAACGAGGACAACCTCATCGCCAATAAGATATGCAACACCAACTTCGCCGGTGAAATCAAAAACGCAGGCGACAGCGTCGTGTTCATCGGCATGAACGAGCCGGAGATCTACAACTACACCGGTACGCTCAATTACGCTTCAACGCAGGACAGCGCCGTCACCCTCGATATCAATCAGGACAAGGTGTTTTCGTTTAAAATCAAGAATCTCGAAGAGCTCAGAAGCAGCATCGGACTCAGAGACAGCCAGACCAAGAGGGCTTCTTATAATCTGAAAAAGGAAGTCGATACTTATGTTCTCGGTCTGTGGGAGGACGCAGCAAATCAGATGTCCTCAACCGAAACAACTCCTGCCAACGCCCTTTCGGTAATCGCTCAGCTCAAAGAAAAGCTTGAAGAAGCAAACGTTCCCGACGGTCAGAGCTGGATAGTCATCCCGCCCTTCCTCAAGGCTCAGCTCATTGTGGCAGGCGTTAAATTCCAGGTGAACAACGGCGTAAACGGCACCGGCATGATCGGATACACCAACGAGCTTGGCTGTGACCTTTTCGTGTCGAATCAGCTCGCAAAGGACAGCAACGGCAACACGATATGCCTCGCAGGCTCTTATTCCGCTATCGCATATGCGGAGCAGGTTCTCGAGACTCAGGTTATCGACAGGCTGGAAAATTCCTTCGATACTGCCATTCGCGGCCGTATCGTATTCGGCGCCAAGGTCATTAAGCCCGCAGAGCTTGTCGCCTGCCCCGTAAGCAACGGCGGCTACGCAATATAAAATTAAAAAATCATTAGGAGGATAAATTATGCCTTACATTACAGTAACAAGATGCGCAAACCGCAATCAGCCCACCCCTCTCACCCTTACCAACGCCATGTCGTCTACCGCAGGCAAGGCTGTGGATTTCTACTTCACCTTCCCCGCCTCTGACGACCATTCCTACATTATTATCAATAACGGCGGCACTAAGGCAATCACCGCGAAGATGTCCAAGGGAGACGGCTGCAGCGCAACCGCAAGCAAAGCCTACAACATCGCCGCAGGCAAAACCGCAGTAATTCCCGTAGAAAGCGGACGCTGTCTGAACAAAGACGGAGAAATCAGTATGTCGGTAGCGCCGGCAGATTCGTCTGCCACTCTCACGGAATGCCAGGTATCTATCACCGGTTTCGTGAGCGGCTACGCCACAAACTGAGGATACCGGCATGACAGGACAGGAGCTTTATGAAGCGGCACTGGATGTAGCGGGTATAAAGCTCAGAAACGGATCTGTTCCGGCTACTGCAAGCGACCTCACCGCAAGATGCGTTTCCCTAATCAATATGTTGATCACCGAAAACGCCTTCCTGAACTCACTTATTACCAAAAGCCCCGAAGCTCCCAAGTTCATCTCGTCCCTTGGCGAGACTGTGGAGCTTGACAAAAAGCTTTTGACCTTTTCCCTGCCATACGGACTTGCGGCACTCCTTCTGATTCCCGACGACATGGAAGGATCTACACTTTTGTTTAATAAGTATATCCAAGCGACGGTAAAAATCAAATCAGAGCTTCCCACCCGCCGGCACAGCATCGAGGAGGTATATTGATCTTATGACAAAGCAGCAGACTCTTATAAGAAAATTCTCAGGTCTGAATCAGAGTATCAGCGACGCAGAGGACAGCTCCTTCAGCCCGAATATGCTGAACTTCCGCATCACGGACAAGTATGAGCTTAAAAAGCGCGACGGCTTCACCGCCGTCGCGCAGCACGACACGCCTATACGCGCTATGTGGTGCGGTGAGCTTGGCGGAGTAAAGCAGCTTTTATACATCAGCAATGGTTATGTTCACGCAATAAAAATCGACTCAGGCGAAAGGACCGTCTACGGTCTTATTGATGACGGTGAAACAAATATGTTCCCCTTCGGCGATAAGGTCTACATTCAAAACGGAGTGAATTACTATTGGTGTGACGGGGTGACTGTATCGGCAGTTGAAGGGCATATTCCTATCGTTGCCATTTCTACCCCTCCCGAGGGCGGCGGAACGCCTTACGAAACCATAAACATGCTGACCGATAAAAGGCGGCAGCTTTTCTCGGGCGATTTTAACGCAAGACTTTATGTGTTAGCTGAAAAGGAGCTTACGGAAATCGTATCCGTGAAGGTCGACGGCAAGGTCACCAATCAGTATGAGACCGACCTCGCGGCGGGAACGATAGAGTTTTTTACCCCTCAGCCGTCGGGCATAAACAACATCGAGATAACCTACAGGAAAAAGCACAACCTGCGTCAGAGAATTATCGGATGCAGACACGCGATGCTGTTCGGCAGTAATGCCGACACGCGCGTGTTTCTCTGGGGCAACAGCGACTACCCCGCTTACCGCTTTCATTCGGACTTGGCTGAAGGCGTACCGAGCGCGGAATACTTTCCGGAATTGAACTACACCGTCATCGGCAGTTCGCACTTGACCGACATCGTTCAGCAATATGACAGACAGCTTATATTTACGCCGGATTCGGCTTACTACAGCTACTGTGAGGTGAGGACCGACAGCAGCGGCAAGGTGTTTTCGTCCTTTCCGGTTTTTTCGCTGAACCCGTCCAAGGGTAATCTGATACCTACCTCCGGCTGTGCTATAAACGGCAGACCGGTTACGCTGTGCAGAGACGGCATAAACTACTGGGAGTCAACAAACATCGAAAACGAAAAAAACGCCGTCTGCTTTTCCGCTCCTATTGTAGATGTAATACGGCGCATACAGTCAAAGGGCGATTGGAGTGAGTGCAGGCTGTTCGACTTTCAGAGTGCGAGCGAACTATACTTCACATACGGTTCCATGATTTATATCTATAACTACAACTTGGGAGTATGGTACGCCTATGACGGAATCGACGCCGATGCGTTCTGCGACTGCTTCGGAGAGCTTTATATAGCAGGTACGGATTGCGCGATCTACAAATACGACAGCACCAACATGAACCATACCGCCGTATGGACCTCGGATCACCTGAGCTTTTCTCAGCCATTTTGCCGTAAGGACATAAACAGCGCGGTAATAACTGCGGCAGTCGAGGCGGATACCGAATTGACCGTAAGCTGTACCGACGACGAGGAGCGTGAGGGCATGGAGGTAACTCAGACTTTTTCGCTTCCCTACAACGGAACAAGGTATTTGGCGGCGCGAAAGCTGAGAATCGCAATGAGAAGAATACAATCGGCTCGTATTAAGATCACCTGCGGTCAGGGCAAAGCCTTAGTTTTAAAAAGTATAGGAATTATAACTCAAAAGAAGGGAGAAGCTGAATATGGCATATGAATCGCTGATAAATCAGGCTAAGGATTATCTTAAGTTAGACAACAGCGAATTTGAAGACTACTACAGGAAAGCCGCGGAAAATCTTCAGAACAGCTACAACAAATCACTTTCACTGCTTGAAAAGCAATACACAAAGGACAAAAATGCCGCCGCGTCCCAGTCAATGCTGGAAAAGCGCAACATGGATCAGTATCTTGCCGCAAGAGGTCTTTCAAGAAGCGGCGAAAGCGTTCAGGAGCAGATAAATTCAAACATTTCGTTAAACAATACCTTAAACAGTCTTGCCGACACGAACGCACGCCAGATTGCAGAGCTTGAAACAAACAAGAACGCCGATCTTTTAGCACTTGAAGAAAAAAGGATCGAGCATAAAAGCGCCGTTGATAAATGGAATGCCGAACAGGAAAACAAGCGGCGTGAGACGGCAGAGGAGCGCGAATACGAGACAATGAAAATTGCCTCGCAGCGTGAATACGAAGACGCCGTGCGCAAAGCCGAGCACGAGCTTGAAGCACAGATACGCGCTGAAAACGCCCGAGCCGAAGCGGAAAAGGCAGCACGAGATCAGGAATACAAGCTTGAATATTACCGCTTACAGCAAGCTGACAAGGAACGTCTGCTCAAAGAGGAACGAGCCTACGACGAACAACAGAAGAAGGCTGACAGAGAGTATGAGGAGGCTCAAAAAGCGCTGGAGCAGCAAATCAAGGAAAGACTGCTTGCAGAGGAACGAGCATACAACGACAGAGTAAGAGAGCAGGAGAACAAGA